GCCTCGCTTGGATTTGACGAAGGCTCCATAACAAAAACCCGCCCTGGATCGCGAGATATACCAGTGAAATAAAGATCGCAACCCGCCGAGGGCGAAGAAACTTTCTTATCAAAATGACCCATGTACCAATAATAATATTCAGCCCTAGCGCCCTGAGCAAAGAATAACGATGGCAATAAGCACGCCATAAAAAGCGATATCTTCAGGGCTGATATACATTTCTTAATCCTCATTTATCCTTTCTCCGGGCAATAAAAAAGCCGGGGCGGAGTGACCGCCACCGGCTTGACTGAGGGTCGATTAGGTCCCTGCGCGCTGGGCTTTCTTGGCAGCGCCGATCAGGGCGACCAGACCGAACATGGCACCGGTCACAGCCGCCGCAGCAGTCAGGCCGCCCGCGATATAGGCCAAGGCCTTGGTGGTGTCGATATCGCCCTCAGCGGCCATCGAGAGGCCGGACGTCATCAGCAACGAGCCACCGATAACGGCTTCACGCTTGCCCAGGGAGAACAGTTGTTTCAGTTGTTTCATGGAACTTACTCCATTAGTGTGGAATTGATGTGCGCATCTTCTTAAACACCCAGACCGCGACAAACAACGTCAACAGACCGCCGGTGATTTGAGCTTTCTGCGCAATTGTCATTGCAGGAGTCAGAAACTCCCGCATTTCCTGGACCGTAAAAGTCTTCATTTGGCCCTGGCAGATAGTTGAACCATCTTCCCTAGCCAACCAAACACCGTCACAGCCCAAAAAATTCATTTAAATTAACTCGCCGCCTGAGCAGTAGCTTTCGGCAGCGGTTTCACGCCACAAATACGGTTGCGCTGCATGTTCCGAGGGTCCGGCTCGAACTCGAAGTTCACCGACGACAGCGGCTCAACGCGTTGGAACTGGCTCACTGCTTCCGGCGCGATCGGCAGGTTTTGAGGCTCCAGGCCGAGGGCAAACTTGCGATCGGGGCGGGTCGATTGCGTGGCATCGACAGCAAAGTGAACGACCGAAATGTCGTAGGCGTTGCCAGTCTTTTTCGAGGTTCCGGCGTCACGAGTCAGGCCGAGATAGACGAAGGGCATTAGGGTTTCCTCTTGCGGATATACGGGCGATTTGTGCGCCCTTGGGAGTGCTGAGGGATTGCGCCCAGCAGCGGGTTTCTACGGGCCGTGACGAAGGCCCGGCGAACGGTTTGCGACTCGGTACGGGTCGCGGATTCGGTGGCAAGCACGTGGCGCATAAGCCGGCTCAGCAGCTCAGGCGAGTCGATGCCGGCATCGAGCAGTTCCAGCTCCAGGGCCGAGCGCAGAGCCATGTACGACTGGCGGTTGATCTCGATAGCCATCACGGCCACCCGAACACATCGCCGACCCACGGCGTGCCCTTTTCGTTGGAGATCGTCGACCAGACCTTTTCGGGCTTGCCGCCCTGCTCTTTGTGCTGCTCCAGGGCCTGGAGAGTGGCCGCAACCTGCTGTTGCAACACGGACTGATTCACCGCCGCCCTCACCTGCTGGCGAAGCTGGATCGACCGGTACTGACTGGCCGACAGGCCGTCTCCCTGGAAGCTGATCGTCCTCATGAGCGAGCCCACACACCGAGGGCGTGAACCAGGGTGACGGCACCGGCGAGCAGCGCGAGAGCCTGGAGAGTCGGCGCAAGCACGTCAGGCCACCAGCCGCAAATGGCGCGGCACGTCCGGACGCCGGTAGAAGCTCGGCGCGGGCACGTCGAAGGTGCGGGAGACTTCGCGCACGTTGTGGATGAAGAACATGTGCCGCGACGCGTCAAAAGGCAGCTTGATATCGAAGCCGATAGCCCGAAGACGGGCGCGATGCGTCTTCACGGCAGACTTGTTGAAATCGAACGTCTTGCCGTTCATCCACTCCATCGCGTAAGTCGCAGTACGCCCAGCCGCCTGCATGGAGTCGCAGACGCCTACACGCATCAGTTCTTCGGAAATGCTGGCAATGTCATGTGCGGTCAGGGTCATTTTGTCGCCCACCTTCAAAAATTCGCCCAGGTGATCCCAGATGCGCTGTTCGTCGAACAGGCCCCAATGGCAGAGGCAATCCCTCTTCAGCAGCTCGCTCTTGAGCTTGATTTCAGCGCGGACAACTCCGACTTCTACGCACCAGTCGCGCACCTGGCTGACGTAGCGATACTCCTCAGACTCAGCGCCGTAACGTCGTAGAACCTTCGGCAGCAAATGCCGGGTCAGTTCCAGCCCCTTGTCGTAGTAACCCGGGTACACCAGGCGACCGGCCTTCTCTCCCCCGCTGGGCGTCCACACAACGGTGCCGCCGTCCGGGTACAAGTAGCCGATGGAATTCCGGAAACGCTGGCTCGACAGAGCCCGCAGATATGCCGACTCGTTGCCCTTCCCTACGAAGAGATTCCGGGTCGCATCGATCCGAGTGAAAGTGAACCCGTCCACCACCGCCGAACCGTCCTGCAGACGATCAAGCCGGGTGCATCGAGTGAGCGGCGGAAGACCGATTTCCGGTGCGGTCAAGATCGAGTTGATGACGGCCATGTTGTCCGCGAGCGTGGTCAGGCCGTAGAGGTTGTCCAGGCGGTTAACGCGGCTCGCATTGCCGTCGACGTACACCCGGCGCCCTGCCACCTGAATGCGAAACTTCGTGCTGTAGCTACCCTCAGCATGGAAGGGCGGGCACGACTGGCTCAGCACCTCATTGGTCTCTGAGTCGACGTTCAGTCGAATGACCTTGCCCACCTGGGGAATGTCGAACGGGAAATCCTGATAGCCGGATATCCAGTCGTAGAACATTGGCGAACCTTGGTCATTGGAAACGGTCATGGGATGCATGTACACACGTTACATTTGCGCGAAATGTAGACGCGCACATGCACACACGTCAACACTTATAACTTGCACACACGAATATGTGTAGAGGTGTTCACCGAATGAGAGACCACATGCCAACAAACATCCGACTGACCCAGGCCGAACAAGAAGCGCTGAGAAAGAAGGCCGTGGAGGTCAACAAAGAGCTAGTGAAGCGCGGGCTCCAGCCACTGAAAGACTCAGAAATCGTGCACGCCTTCCTCGAACACGCCATCAGCAGCCTGGAGGTATCCGCCTCTGGGAAACTGGTAATTCACATAGAGTGAAACCGGCTCCGCCCACCGGCGCAGAAGGGCTCACCGACGGAAAAGAAGGGCCTGGAGCGACTGGTAAGTATGGAGTTTCATACCAAAGTGGGGGTGTTACAGCACCCCCACCCCACCGGGTGCCGTTCGAGCACCCAAAGCCAGCGAGCCTGGAAGGCCCTACGAGAACTCGCCGGGCTAGACCGCTGAACATTCCTCGGAAATCTGATCGCCCCTCATGCGCACGCACAGCGCGCTCTATTGAGGCCCGCGATACGCACGCTTGGGTGATCAGGGCGCGAGGTGGTTTCGGAGCGGCGGGAACGACGAAGCCCCGCGAAGGGGCTCCGAGTTGCTAGCAGTCAGTCAGTTCCAGGACAGATCCTGCAGGAAAATTTGCTAGCACTTTTCGACCTGGTGCAGCAGCTGCAGAGCGAAAACTGCTAGCGGCGACGATACCCAGGCCGCAGCGGGTTGTCGGACACCAGCATATCGCGTTGCCCGGCAATCTCAGCCAGTTGCACAGCGGCGGCATGGGCATCAGCAAGCACGCCCTGGAACACACCGAGGGTCTCGCGCAGCGACCGAATCTCATCTTCCATCGCCTCGATCCGATCACGCTGACGGATCATAAGCTCGATGCCGGCAATGAACGCCTGACTGCCAGTGCCCTTGCCGGTGGCAAGCTTGGCCTGGCGCACCAGGTCTTCGGGAACGTCGCGAATGGTCAGCAGCATGGCTTTCTCCCTGCTAGCAGAATTGATCCTGGAGCGAATGCACCAGGTCAAGAAATGCTAGCAGTTCCATCGAGGCGATTGCTAGCAACTTCTCCGGCTGCCGGCGCCGATCGAGGTCGAAAATGCTAGCAGATGGCATCGCATAACGGACGTTACGTGTAAATCACCAGTCCGGACGCTGGGCGATTTTCCGGACTGGTGACTCTCCCCTCGGTCGGGCTGCGCCTAACGTAACGTCTGCACATTATGCGAAGCCAGG